CCGATTTTGAAAAAGAGCGCCAGGCCATTCGGGCGATCAGCGATTCGATCGCCCCGGCACCGGTGGCCACTACACCGGCCAAAAAGCGCTAAAGCGCCCACTGGTTGACCACCCAAAACCCCCAACACTAACAGGAGCCCCCCATGCCCTCACAAAACAATTCCGGCCGCCAGTACCGAAAGGACGATGCAGTCACCGTGGTGGCCACGGCCACCGTGGCAGCCAACCGCTTTGTCGGTTACGACGGCACCCATGCCACCAGTGCCGGTGGCGTGCACGATGCACAAGGCATCAGCGAATTTGGCGGCGTAGCCGGTGACGCGCTGTGCGTCATCACCGAGTACTCAGGCCTGGTGGAAACCAGCGCAGCCATCGTTCAATTTGACTACGTGAAGCCCGCCGCCGATGGCTCTGGCATGGCGGCAGTGGGTACGCTCACCGATCATTGCGGACGTGCACTGGGCACTGCCTCTGCGGCTGGCCAGTTGATCGAAGTGCAAGTGGTTCGCCACCTGCATGCCTGATTCGCTTGACTGATTGATTGACCCCCATGACTTACGCCACAGAAGGTGACCTGGTTGAGCGCTTTGGTGCGCGTGAGCTTGCCCAGCGCACCGATCGGGTCTATGGCACGGCCATCGACACCGTGGTGCTTGGGCGCGCCCTGGCTGATGCCGATGCCGAGATTGACGGCTACCTGGCCACGCGCTACTCCTTGCCTTTGGCTGCCACCCCTGCGGTGATCAACCGACTGGCGTGTGAGATTGCCCGCTACCGCCTGCATGACGAGGGTGTGCCTGACACGGTACGCCAGCGCTATGAAGATGCGGTGAGCTTGCTCAAGAAGTTCTCAAGCGGCGACGTGCGTTTGGCGGGCATGGAGGCCATGGCCACGGCGGGCGAGGCCACGGTGTATTACAGCTTTGAGCCACGCCAAGTGACGGCTGATGCCTTGAGAGGGTTTGCCTGATGGACTTAAGCCTCATTCTGGCTCGCCTTAAAGCGCAGTTGCCTGCATTGCGCTCTTTGGGCCAAAGCGCTGATTTGGCTGCGGCCAAGAGCGGCATGCTGGCTTTGCCGGGCATGTTTGTGGTGCCGCTGAAAGACCTGGCCACTCCCGAGGACATGACCAGTGCCACCAGCCAACAAATTACCCAGACCTTTGGTGTGGTGGTGGGCCTGCGCAACAGCCGTGATGCCTTGGGTGGTGCTGCCCTGGATGAGCTGCACCCCCACCGCCTGGCGCTGCGCGCCGCGCTGGTGGGTTGGGTGCCTGATACCGACACTGGTGAGCCGGTGCATTTCAGCGCCGGGCACCTGCTGGAGATTGACGGTGAGCAGCGCCTGTGGTGGGTGGATGAATTTCAACTTAAAACTTATTACTGGAGCGCCTGACCATGGCTACCAAACAAACTTTTAGCGCTGCACCGCCTGCCGATGCGCCCCCAGCCCCTACGCCTGACAACACCCCCTTACCGGGTGGCGGGCGTTACCGCTGGGACATTACCGCCCCGGGCTGGGTTGACCTGGATGCCCCTGGCACCCCCGACACCACCAGCCACGCCCCCATTCAACCGGAGTAACCACCATGCCGTCTCGCTATATCAAGAAAGCCATCATCCTGGCCAAGACCGAGGTGACCCAGGGGGTGGACGCGGTGCCCACGGGTGCGGCCAACGCCATCAAGGCGTTTGACATGTCCATCAACCCGCTGGAGATGGCGCCCATTACCCTGCCAGTCATGGCGGGCTGGTTTGGGTCCGACATGTCGGTACCCGGTTCCTCATATGTCAAGTGCAGCTTTAGTGTGGCGCTGGCTGGTGCTGGCCTGGCGGCCACGGCTCCGGCCTGGGGCGCGCTGCTGCTGGCCTGTGCCAGCACTGAGGTCACCGGCCTACTGACCCCCAACCGGGTTGAGTACCTGCCCGCCACTGACGCACTCAAGTCAGCCACCATTTATTACTATGACGACGGCCTGCTGCACAAGCTGGTGGGTTGCATGGGTGCCCCCAAGCTAAGCGCCAAGGCGGGTGAAGTGGCCAAGCTGACGTTTGACTTTGTCGGGTTAGACGGGGGTGCCAGCGCGGCCGCCAATGCCGTGGCCACACTCACCGCCTGGAAAGACCCGGTCGCCCTGACGGCGGCCAACGTGGTCGATATCAAACTGGGTTGCACCTACGCCACTGGCGCACTCACCGGCGGCACCGCCTACAACAGCACCGGCTTAACGCTGGACTGGGGCGCCCAGCCCAAGTTCACCCCCATGTTGACCACCGAGGATGTGGTGTTTGACGGGCGCAAGATCAAGGGCGAGATGAGCCTGGAGCTGACTGCTGTGCAAGAAGTGGCCATGCTGGCTGCCATCAAGGCGCGCACGGTGCAGGGCCTGGGGTTTGTGATTGGCAAAACCAGTGGCAACCAGATCATGCTACACGGCCCGGCCATGGTGCTCACGGGCCTTACCAAGGGTGAGTTAAGTGGCAAGCGCCTGGCTGGCCTGACGTTTGAGCTTGACCCGGTGGCAGGCAATGACGAGCTGCGCATTGTCAGCCTGTAATTTTTAAGCCGCCAGCCCTTGCGCTACATGCGTGAGGTTCTTTCCAAATAAATTATCACAAAAGTGCCTCATCATGTTCAAAACCGCCGTTGGCAACATTGCCCTTATTCCCCTCAAAATCACCGCCAAAGAAGGCAGCATCAGCAAACGCTTTGAGTTCACGCTCACGGCCAACCGCAAGTCCATCGCCCCCGTGCGCAACGGTGACCAAACCGGGCGCGATTTTTTGCTTGAGAACATCACCGACTGGGGCAACCAGCGCCTGGTACTGCTTGAAAACGGCGAGCCCGCCCCGTTTACCCGCGAGGGCTTTGAGTACATGCTCGACGAACTTAGCCTGGAGGCCATCATCTTCAGTGCCTATGTTCGCGAGTGTGGGGGCAAGGAAAAAAACTAGCGCAGCTGGTCCGCCTATGGGCCAGCCACCAGCTCCAAACCCAAGAAGACGATGACGCCACAGCGCAAGACCAGTTTGACGAGTCGCTGGCCGCGTGGGGCCTGCAAAGCGTTGACGAGGACGTTGATGTGGCGCCGCTGCAAAACGTGTTCTACATCTGGCCTAAAAGCGTCAACACCTGGGCGCTGTGGCAGCGCCTGCAAAGCATGTGGCGCAGTGGCCTGGACGGGCATGAAGGGTTGGACTGGGCCAGCGTTGCCAACTGGTTGTGCCACGCCGAGCGCATGGGGCCTAAAGACGTGGCCAGCACCTTGCAAACCTTGCGCGTTATGGAGGTGGCCGCGCTCAATGTGTGGCAAGCACAGCGTGCTGCAAAAACACACTGACCCCGGCTTGGCCGGTCAGTGCACCAGCAGCATAAAACCCAAATAGGCCAGCAGCGCCCCACCAATCAGCAGCGCACTACCCAGCTTGACGGCCCCCAGCATGACCAGGAAAAACCCAACCCCCGCGCTGGCCAGCAGCACATTGACCAAAAAACCAATACTTTTAAACATGGGGGCATCCTAATGGCTACCGAAGTAAAACTCAAGCTGTCCATTGAAGGGGGTCGCATCGTCAGTCAAGAGATTGACGGTGTGACCCACCGTATGGGCGACATGCGCAGTGCCAGCGTCAGCACCAACGCCAGCTTTGCCGAGCTGGGCGCACAAGCCATTGCCCTCACCCGCACCTTTGCCGGGCTGGCGGCCATACAAAAAGCAGTGGCCGCTGCGGGCGACTATGCGGGCCTGGCTTCGCGCATCAACCTGCTCACCGGCAGCGCGGAAAACGCGGAGCTGGCCCTGCAAAGCATCACCGACATTGCTCAACGCCAAGGGGCCAACCTGCAAGCAGTGGGCGACAGCTACGCCAAAATTGGCCAAGCCATGGTCAGTCTAGGCGGCACCAGCGCAGACACCGCCCGCATGGTAGAAACCGTGGCCGGTGCCCTACGCCTGGGCAATGCCAGTACCGCCGAGGCCAACAGCGCCATGCGCCAGTTTGGGCAAGCCATGGCAAAGGGCAAATTGAACGGTGACGAATTTGTGTCACTGATGGAAAATGCACCCTACCTCATGGACGCGGTGGCCGCATCCCTGGGCAAAACCAAAGGCGACCTGTTTGCCATGGCTGAGGCGGGCCAGCTCACCGCCCAAGTGTTTGGCGACGCCGTGCTGGGCTCGTTTGATGCCGTCACTGGTAAAGCCGCCACCCTGGCTCC